CATCGATCCCTATTATGGATGGTATTTGTCTGGCGATCAATTCAACCAATACATCGTTAGTAAGTATGGGTCATTGACAGAAGCACAACTTAAAACACATCACTACCAAGTCAATTGGGTAGGCGACGATACCAAGCTAACCATTTCGGCATATGAAGGACTGCAATGTGTAACGCCAGTCAACCTGAAGCGGTATTGGAGTCCCGTTTTAAATGAATATGGCAGTGTTGTTTTCTATCAACGTGCTGCGCTCGACCTCATCGTAACTACTAATAGAATCATCCGTTTGGCTGTGCCTACGTCGGCTGGATTTGAAGTTGGTGAATTGGTGAGTCAGCTGAGCGGCGATACTGTGATTGGCTATGCTGAAATTACAACACTGGATGCCGAGAGTATCACGCTTAAAAACGTCAACGGTACATTTAATGCGGGGTTGCCGATTGTTGGGTTTAACACTAGCACACAAGCAACGCCGATTACTGTTACTGTGATGGTTGAGAATATCCCCACAGTCGAGCAAACATATTGGCGCGCTGTGTCGTACTACGACTATGAAGAATTGCTAAATGAGCAGCGAAAGACTGTAAAGCTAATCGACAAGAGATATGCAGAACAAGCTCAGCTTAACTTGCAAAGTGTGATGAGCTAATATGGCTGAACAAAACGTACTCGGGCGGGCGATTATTAAAGAAGCTGTCATCTATAATGGTGACGGCGTTACACTATCTGTAACTGACAATTTGATATCTGTTCAGATATACGAGGACATCTACAACCCGTTCGTCAGTTGTGAAATGATGCTGATCGATTATGACAGCCTTGCAAAGAAGTTTCCATTGGTCGGTGAGGAGTTCTTCAGATTCTCATATCAAAGCATCGATGGCAAGACCGTCTCCTATGAATTTTTCTTAGGTACAAAAGATACAGCAGGTATGACCGAAATGAACACTGCTAAAGGCTACGTGCTACGCGGTGTTACAAAAGAACGCGCATTTGATACAGCAAAGACTGTGGCTCGGGCTTATACAGGAACATACGCAAGCATTGCCGGCCAGATCTTTGATGATTACATTCAGCTAGACTCTGATGGCAATGTATTCAATTTTGAACCAAGTCGTGGCGTCGGCCGTTTCTTATCACCGCAACTGAGCCCACTTGCTGCTATCGACTTTTGCCGTGCAAGATCTGTCGCGACTGGTGAATCGCGTACACCGTTTACCTTCTTCCGTAGCTCGGAAGGATATTCGTTTACGTCGATTAGCGGTCTATTCAATAGACAAGGATCTTTGCCATCTGCAGGAATTACTCACACATATGCTGCTAGACAACTACCAGCTGAATATGATGAAAAACTTGCCAACGGCGTTAAGGTAGACATCGTCGATTTTGAAATTGTGTCGTTCTATGATACGACCGAAAAGATTGATTCGGGCGCATACAACGCTGACTGCTACTCATTCGACTTGACTACAAAGGCGTTCGTTCTCAATAAGAGATTTAACTTAGTCGACGATGGCAACAAGTTCCAATTGGGTGGCCAAGGATATCTTAATAGAGCAAGTTTTGCTGAAACGTTTGCAAATACAAGATGTGTAGCGTACTACCTACCGAAAGATTGCTCTTGGGAAATGGATGGCCAGAACAGCACACAAAAGGATTTGTACTCTGAGTATGTCGGTGAAATGAAAGCATACACAAATCTGCTAAGCGAGTATAACATCCAGTATACAATATATGGTGACTCGAACGTAACAGCAGGACAAGTTATGAAAGTCATGGTTCCACAATCACGTGAGATTGCGGCCAAGGGCGAAGGTAGAGGGATGGTTGATAAGATGTATTCCGGCACATTTTTGTGTGCTCGTGTAGTACATACATTCAGCTTTAATGAAAACGTAGATTATTATGTGCATATTAGCGCTGTCAACGGTGCGCGCAATCACAGTATTGAGGGTCTTAGAACATGAGTGAAATGGGTAAAATGGGGTTTACGTGGTGGTTCGGCATCGTTGAAGATGTTATGGATCCATTACAACTCGGCCGCGTCAAGGTGCGCGTGTATCATTTTTATTCGATGAACAGCAGCACATTACCTACTGATGACCTGCCATGGGCTCATGTGGTAATGCCAACAACAAGTGCAAGCTATCAAGGCAAGGGATGGAGCCCAACATTTATCAGACCCGACAGTACTGTGTTTGGGTTCTTCGTTGATGGCCCACAAGGACAAATGCCAATTGTTCTGGGAACGTATCCTGGCATTCCGCAGCCTGATCCAGACTTCACCGATACAGATAACTTTACATCTGATATGCATGACGTCAGTCAGCTTGCAAGAGGCGTCAATAAGCTAGCATCTGCTAAGGCAGAAGTCAGAGCAGGTGAAGATAATCCAATGGAGCCGCCTCCTACAGCAACATTTGCTGCCCAGTATCCATACAACAAAGTATTTGAGTCTGAACGCGGGCATGCAATCGAAGTAGACGATACACCTGGTGCTGAACGTATCCATGTATACCACAATGGTGGCTCATATATGGAGATGAGCAACGGAATGACTGTCGATAAGACAAATGGCATTCGCGTCAACACAGCTACCGTCGGCCACTACACAAAAAGCAACGGCGATATGTACGTTGTTGCTGACGGAGCTCTTACGATATACGCAAAGGGCGCTATTACGATGGCATCGGATAAGCAAATATCGATGTCTGCCCCGCTGATAAATATAAACGGAACTGCTGCTGTTAATATTAATACAGCTGGTATGTTGTCTATGTCTGGTTCTACCACAATGGTCTCGGGTATCTTGGGCCTATGGTTGAATCCTGGAAGTACAGTAGCATAAGAGGAGTTGTATGCCAAAGTTAGTTGGAAGAGTAGGAGCCCCTACTGATACTGTCGGTGGTGTACCTTTGATGACGCCACTATATCCTACCGTCACGGTAGGAGGACTTCCAATAGCAGTTGTCGGTACTCCTGTTACACCACATGGATCAGGACCACATGCAGCATCAAAGATGGCAGTTGGTAATCCTTTGGTATGGGTAGGTGCAGCAAAAACTCCAGTTTGTGGAACTGGAGACACAGCAACATGCGTACATCCCTTGATTGTTGGGCCTGACGCAAAAGTATTCATAGGCTAACATGGCAAATATTTCGATAGCAGATAAATTTACATCTACAGATGTTAAGACGGAGTTGTTTAGCGACTTTGGCGTCGACCTCCAGCTGCATCCCGGTAAACGTGACATCGTCCGCGTGACTAATGAGAATGCTGTTAAGCGCTCGATTGTCAACCTGCTTTTGACGGACTATCACGAACGCTTCCACCAACCATATTTGGGTGCTAATATTAAGCATCTATTATTCGAACCAGCAACTGAAGACACACTTTCTATGCTGAGACACAGAATCCTTACATGCATCAGCAAGTTTGAGCCTCGCGCGAACGTAATATCGTTGCGTGTTACTACAACTGCTGATGAGCATCAAATACAAGTCAACTTAGTGTTCAGTCTCGTTAACACATCAACGCCTGTAGCACTCAACCTCCTTCTTAATAGAGTACGATAATGGCCAACGGTTCAATTAATCTAGTCAACCTCGACTTTGATACGCTAAAGTCTTCATTCAAGTCATACCTCAGTTCGCAAACTGCGTTCAAGGACTTCAACCTCGAGGGTTCGAACCTTAATGTCCTGCTTGATGTGATGGCGTATAACACATACATTAACTCTTTCTATCTTAACATGGTAGCAAGTGAGATGTTCTTGGATACAGCTCAACTCAGAGCTAGTGTAATATCACATGCCAAGGAACTGAACTACGTTCCACGCTCATTCCGTTCAGCAAAAGCGATCATCGATATTGCTATCGCGCCGACAAACCCAAATGGAATTACTACAGTTACAATTCCACGTGGGACATCGTTTACAAGTAAGGTTGGTGCAAACACTTACACATTCACGATGCCAGATAATTTGCTGGTTACGAGTTCTTCAAATGGTGTGTTTACAGCCAGCAACGTTGCAATCTATGAAGGTTCGTTAGTAACTGACACGTTTGTTTTCAATGCAGCTTCAGAAAGCCAACGCTTCATTCTATCCAACCCTACAATCGACACAACAAGTCTGCGCGTGTATGTCACTGAAGATAACAGCAGTACTACACTCACTTACCAACAGGCTTCATCGTTCCTAGGTATTGACGGAAACTCTCAAGTATTCTTCGTACAAGCGGCAGAGAATGATTTGTATGAGTTGGTGTTCGGTAACGGTACGCAAGGCCGCTTGCCAAAGCATGGTGCTGTCATTTCAGCTGTATATCAGGTGGGTAATGGTGAGCTACCTAATGGATGTAGCGTATTTGCTAGCGATGATGCCATCGATGGCCACACAAATGTCCGCGTTACTACCGTCCAGGATGCAATTGGCGGGGCCGTCCACGAGACAACACAATTGATCCGTAAGAATGCTCCTCGTTTCTTCCAAACACAAGAGCGCGCAGTAACAGCATCAGACTACCGTACACTTCTTCAATTGAACTATCCAGAGATTACATCGATCTATGTTTTCGGTGGCGAAGAAGCTGATCCTCCACGCTATGGCAAGGTTATGATCTCTACAGACATCGCTGGGTCTGATGGCGTGTCTGATTCCAAAAAGGAAGAATATAGAAAATTCTTGAAGACAAGATGTCCGCTTACTATCGACCCAATCTTCATTGATCCAGAGTTCTTAAACGTCGAGGTGTATACATCGGTAACATATGACATCGATACGACAACTTCTTCTGAAGCTGAGCTGATTTCGGCCATCGCTACAAAGGTTCGTATCTTTAATGAGCAGAACTTAAACGATTTTGGTACTGTATGTCGCTACTCTAAGCTCGTCAAGGCAATCGATGACACGACTACCAGCATAATTGGCAATAGTACAGAAGTTGTCGCATACAAGGAGTTGAATCCTGCTCTCAATTCAACAGAGCCATTCACCGTACACTTCCGCAACCCGCTGAAGATTCTCAATAGCGCTTATATCCATCCGTATGTTGATAATCACTCTATAACATCGACGTTCTTTACATATGGTGGCGCTCAATGTAAAGTAGAAGATGATGGTTTTGGTGTCATCAGAATTGTTACAGTTGCTGACGAAGGCGCAGACCATGCTGTAGTAGTCAATGTAGGAACTGTAGACTATACAACAGGAACAGTTGTATTTGATGCTGGTTTGAATATTACAGCATATGAAGGAAGCGCTATCCGCCTTCGTGCTGTTACAGACAGCAAGGATATTGCAGCTACTCAGAACGACATCATCAGAATCAAAGATGATGACATCTACGTTACAGTTATCGGCGAGCGCGGCTAATGAATATATTACTACACGATAAAATATCTCCTCTCATTGAGTCACAATTTCCTTCTTTCTATAGGGAAGAAGGGCCTCATTTTGTAGCTTTCGTCAAAGCGTATTATGAGTGGCTTGAGCAAACAGGCAATCCACTCTTTCACTCTCGCAACCTGCTACAGTATAGAGATATTGATAGCACGTTGGATGAATTCATTCCTCATTTCGCCGACAAGTATTTGGCTGGAGCGAGAAATGTAACCATCGGCGAGCAGCGCAATTTAATCAAACACTCACACGACCTATACCAGACAAAAGGTACGATTGAATCGCTGGAGCTGGTGTTTCGCATGCTGTTCAATGAGAACGTCGACGTATACTATCCTGGGGATGATATCCTAAGAACGTCGGATGGTGTATGGATCGTTCCAAAGTACATTGAGCTTTCTGTAAGCGATAAAGCAGTCCAGTTTGTGGGCCATGATATTAGAGGAAACTTGTCTGGCGCAAAGGCGTTCGTCGAGCGCGTCGATCGCAAAACATACGACGGCAAAATCGTAGACGTGGCATACCTCTCGAACGTGCAACCCAACCAAGATACGGGTCAATCGTTCCTCTATGGTGAGTATGTTTCTATAGACGGCATCATTAAGGATGCTCCGCAAGTAGTCGGATCGCTCACACGTGTCAATATTACATCGTCTGGTAGCGGGTTCGTCGAAGGAGAGACTGTCGATATTATTTCTAGTCGCCGTGGGCATCGCGGAAAGGCTCGTGTTACGTCTGTTGGCAACAGAACGGGCGAAGTTAACTATCGTCTTATTGATGGCGGGTATGGATATACGCTTAATGCTAACATCTATGGGACGAGCCAAAAGGTGTACGTATCAGCGAACGTACTATCATTGACGTCCTTCTCTAGCAGTAATTCATTTGTTACTGGCTTTCCGGAATTTACTACTATCGTTCAACCATTAACGAACGTATCATTTAGCACAGCAAATACCACCTTTGCTGCGGGTGATCTGATTTACGGAACAACAAACACAACATCGAATGTGCTCGCAACCGGATTTGTGTTGTCTGTATCACAGGCAGCTGGTTCTGGTACACTGTTAATTTCACCACACACCACGTCCACGGCAAACATCGATAGCGTGCAGTTTGCAAATACTGTTACAGGGTCGTTTGTAATTGGCGAAGATGTATACCAATCCAATAGCAGCGGTAATGCAGCAGTTGGAACCATCATCCAAGCAAACTCATCGTATGTTGTAATCGACCATCGTTATGGTCCCTTTACATCAGGCCAGTTGATACTAGGAAGTAGCTCTGGTGCAATTGCTAACGTCGTATCGGTAACAACGAGATCTTTCAATAACACCAACTTCTCTAATACAAATATCACAAAACTTGTGATTGGCGAAACTAATAATGGTGCTTCTAAAACAGGATCTGTTGATATATCCGCATCAGCCAACGTCGTAGGATCGAATACAGGTGCCGTAGGTGTATTCCAAATCACCAATGATTTCAAGGGTGGATCTTATGCAAGAGTGTACTCGCCATACAACGGCGCCGTTGCCGATGTTACTGTAACATCGAGTGGATATCCAGGCCAATTTAAGATCGGTGCTATCGGAAATACAGAAGTTGTATACTTGGGCTCAGACTTACTGAGCGCAAACGCAGCTCCTAATACAACATTCTTGTCGTTACCATTAAATTCAAGTACATATGGGTTTGCTGCTAATACGTCTGCCAACTTATCATCTGTACTTGCATCTGCTTTCAGTAAGAATGCATATACAATCGGATCTGTACTGACGTTGACTGAACGTAACCCAGGTTTCGATAACACCGCCAAGCCGTTCGTCGTTGAAATCGAACAGATTGTTGCGTCTTATGGTAAGAGAAGTCGATTGACACTAGGTGTCGTTGATAAGGTTGGTATTTTCGCAATCGGCGAGCAAGTAACACAAAGTATCAGCACACCACTCGCTAACGTCGCTGTTAGTAATGTAAGTGGGACGTTCGACTTTTCTGTTCGTGAAACTATCAAGCAAGTGCGTGCCGATGGTCACACAATCTTTGGCGATTTGTACACAACGTCTGTAATAGGCAATGCTGGAACGATTCGTGTATTCGTCGCAAATACAGCAAACACATTCGATTCATCCAACACAATCGTTGGTCTAGTTTCCGGCGCAACTGCTAACGTAACGTCGGTTGGCATTACAAATACCAATATCATAACAACAGGTATAGTTGTAGGCACTTCGAATAATCAGGTAGACGTGCAACGGACGACGTTTAAGGACTTTGTGCGTGGGACGATGATCTATGGTGCTGAATCCGGCGCAACTGCTAACGTCGTTACTATTCAGGAAGACTCATCGTCAGGCGTGATTGGCAACAACGTTAACGTAGATGCTGAAGCAGGCATTTCTGACGGCCGTATTAACACACTCGAAGTCCTCGACTCTGGCTTCCTCTATGAGGAAGGTGAAACTGTTGATATCTCCGCTCCTGGTAACCAGATCATGGCTGCTGGTGTTGCTAGAGTAGAAACGCATGGTTCATCGCAAGGATATTGGAGAGGCGATAGAGGCACACTCGATAGTACAAAAAGAATTCAAGATAATGAATATTATCAAGAATACTCATATGAGATTCAAACTGGACTTAGCCGTGAAAAGTATGAAAGTGTCGTTAAGAGCCTTACTCACGTCGTCGGCACTAAGATGTTCAATAAGTTCGTTGGCATTACACTATCGAGTAAACCTGTAGCTGCAGCAAACGCAACGTATAGCAGAATCAATACATTGACGTTGACAGGCGTAACAGGCACGTACGTTGCTAACGAGATAGTCAGTCAAGCGGGACAAGCTACAGGGCGAGTCAAATCGTTTAATGGTGCACTAAATACCCTACAGCTCGTCGACGTAGAAGGTCAGTTTACTGCTTCTGGTAGCGTCGTAGGAGCCAACTCATCAGCTACTGGTACAATCAGCAGCACAAACATTTTGTTTATATAACATGGCAAAAATATTCACCACTAAATTTAGAACTGCGATGGTTGGCAGAATCATCACATCTAATCCGATCTTTTATATGTTCCTTGGTAAGTCGCAGCCATTTGCTGACGACCAAAATCCTCCTGAGCCTCTCGATCGGGTGTCGGAAATGTACACAGGTGCATATGATTCTATGATCGTTGCGAAATCGATTGCAACGACTGATATGTCGCCTATGATTCCACGAAACGACTGGCAATCGGGCGTTGGATATAAAGCGTATAGGCACGATTCAGGTAGTTTGTATGGTAATACATTCTACGTATCTGTAGACTCAGGAAGTGGACATGATGTATTTAAGTGTTTGAGTAACAACAGCACAGTGTCGACTGTCGCTCCCGATGCTACATCTACATCACCTGCTGATGATATTTACGAAACTTCTGATGGATATCAATGGAAGTATATGTACACTATTCCAAATGCTACGTTTGCAAAATTCGCTTCTGACGACTTTATTCCAGTATTTGCAAATGCAGCAGTCGTCGGCAATGCAGTATCCGGCGCCATCGACTATGCACAAGTGACGTATGGTGGTTCAAACTACGATGCATTTACAAGCGGTACAATTCAAGCTACATCTGTCGGCGGTAATGCGTTGGTGTATGTAATTGAGTCGTCTGCTTCATCGAATGCCAACTTCTACAACGGATCAGCAATTAAAATTACAACCGGCACTGGTGCTGGCCAGCAAAGAACTGTCACTGGTTATACTGTATCGGGAGCTACACGTACGGTCGTCCTCGATCAGCCATTTGATCTGACACCATCAACGTCATCGACGTATGAAATTACTCCAAACGTAATCGTCGTCGGAAATGGCAGCGACTTCCAAGCTCGTGCCCTAGTAAATTCAGCAGCATCTAATTCGGTATACAAAATCGAGATTACGAAACGCGGAAGCGGTTACACAACAGCATCTTTATACTTCTCCGGTAACACAGGCGGCGTAAGTAATACCGCTACAGCAGAAGCGATCATTGGCCCGAAAGGCGGCCATGGGTATGACCCTGTTAATGAGCTCGGCGGTAGATATTTGTGTATCACCACGACATTCAATAGCGCTGACATTGAAGCCAATAACAAAGTGTTGGATACAAATGAATTCCGTTCGATTGGTATTTTGTCCAACCCGATGATGGCCAACATCCAATTGTCGTATACTAGTGCAACTGGGTCGTTTATTGTCGGTGAGACAATAACTCAACCGACAACGAATGCTACCGGTAAGGTCGTAACGCTATCTGCCAACACATTGACTCTTACCAACGTAACCCGCCATTTCCGTACTGGTAACTCTAGTGTGAATTACATTGTCGGTGGCAGCTCTACTACAACAGCTGAAGTTTTGGCAGTCCGCAATAACGGAAGCGCAAACTTAGTTGCTAACGTCAGCTATGCATGCCAACTTACAAAATTGAACATCTCATCACTTTCAGGTTCATTCGTTGCGAATGAAACAGTAACATTGACTGGCAATACAGCAACATCGAACGCAATTGTATACTTTGCAAACACATCACAAGTATGGCTGACACAATTGCAAGGTAATATAGGAACAGACATTTCGAGCCCAGTAACTGGCTCATCAGCACCGATCGATAGTGTGATACCTGCAGATATTATTTACGGATCCGGCGATATTATGTACATGGAGAATTTTTCGCCGATAAATAAAGCATCAGGTCAAACAGAATCAATCAAAGCTATTATAGAATTCTAAGGAAAAGCTAAATGCCATTAGACAAACAGTCGACAACTCTAAGACAATCGCCTTACTTCGACGACTACAACGAAGAAAGCAACTATCATAGAGTATTGTTTAAGCCATCGGTGGCTGTACAAGCGCGCGAGTTGACTCAACTGCAAACAATCTTGCAAAACCAGATCGAGCGCTTTGGTGATAACATATATCAAACAGGCACTATCATCAAGGGATGTTCCTTGATCACTGATTCTGAGTATCACTATGTAAAGTTGTTCGATTTGCAACCGAGTGGTGATAACTATTCAATCTCGGCGCTCGTCAATACCTACGTCGTCGAATCGACAAGTAATCTGCATGCACTGACCGTCAACTATGCACAAGGCGGCCAGCAGCTCGATCCAGACTTGAACACATTGTACTTGAAGTACTTGAACACTGGTATCAATGGCGAAAAGACATATAGCAACAACTCCGTTCTCACTTCCTACCACCGCGATTATCGCGTCGAATCTATCAGCGTTGTTGATGGCGGTACGTTGTACTCTAACAGCGACGTTGTTGGGTTCGTAAGCAATACTGGATCCGGTGCAAGTGCTCAAATTATCACGTATGCTAACGGTACAATCCGTAGTGTGAATGTCGTTGAGCGAGGAATCGGCTACACTACGATTCCAGACATCACCATCACGTCTACGAATGGTGCTGGCGCTGTATTGAACGTGGTCAACTACCTTGCTCAAGTGCAGGTTGCTAATAGCGTATATACTGCACCAGTTGGCCGCGGTACTGCTATCAAGACGTCCGATGGTGTTATATACCAAAAAGGTCACTTCATCCGCGTCGCTGCACATGAAACGATTCTTTCGAAATATGATACGACACCTAATAACGTTGCAGTTGGTTTCGTTACTAGCGAAGCTGTTGTTAACAGCAACTCTGATCAAACATTGCTTGACAATGCTGGTGGCACCACTAACTATACAGCTCCAGGCGCAGACCGTCTCAAGTTGACAGCTAACCTAGTCGCATTGTCTGTAGCTAATGCGGCAAGCAATAACGAATTCTTGACGTTATATGAATACCAAGATGGTCGCGTCATAAAGGACCGCACATTTACACAATACAACTCGATCAACAAAGAGTTGGCTCGTCGTACATATGAAGAGTCAGGTAACTACGTCGTTAACCCATTTACATTGTATTCTGAATCAATCGCAAGCAACACAACTCATCTAAGTATGGTTGTTGGTGCTGGTGTTGGCTACGTTGAAGGCGGTCGTGTTGAGATTATGAACAACACACGCTACCCTATCCGCAAGGCTACAGATACAGCAACAGATACAACACAAACCATCGCTACCAACTATGGCGGCTATGTGTTGGTGAAAGAACTGATGGGCAACTTTGATGTAAAGAATGCATCTACCGTCACTCTGTACAATGACCCATCTGCCCCACTCGGCCGTCTCGCAATCAGCGCTGGCAATGGCATTGGAGCACCGTCTGGAGGCGTCCAAATCGGCACAGCTCGTGTGCGTTCATTGGCATACGATTCTGGAACCCCAGGATCTGCAGAGTGTACATATCGTATGTACCTGTTCGACGTACAAATGTCGCCAGGATATGCCTTCAAAGATGTACGTACTGTATTGTATAACAGCACAGGTGTTGCAGACATTATTTGGGATTCGGCACTCGGCTATGCAGTGCAATATGATGCCGATTTTGATCGTTTGATATTTGAAACTGGTACATTTGCCGTCCAACAGCTCGACAACGAAGTTGTAATCGATCGTACATCGAACAACACAGGTTCGTTTACGTTGTCTGGTGACTTGAGTATCTCGTTGGGTAGTGGCGTTCAGTTCCCATACGAAGCTAGCTCTACGCTGAATACTATTCAAGAGCGCGATTTCATCGTTATCCCAAGCAGCGCGATGACTAAGTCATCGAATAATAGTGGTACTGTTACAGTCACGTCTGGCGCTAACACTGTGACGGGCACTGGTACGTTGTTTACTACAGAATATACTGTTGGTCAATATATCAAAGTCGGTAATACCAGCGTATCTGGCAACACTGCACTGATTACGCGCATCATCTCCAACACATCGATACAGGTGTCTACAAACTGGGGTGCTTCGTGGACAGGCAACGCTCACCACACCACATATCCAGCTAACGTGCCTATCGATTTTGCACCAACCGGTCGTACAATCGCTACTGATTCTACACGTAGTGCGATTACAGTCTCTTTGGGTCACCCAATTACGGCGACTGCTGGCGCTACAGTCTACCACGATGCCGAGTTCGACTCTCCTGCTGTTCGTGTTAAGACAGCTAACACATATTATGTAAAGATTTCTAATACAGCGACTACTACATCAACACGTGGTCCATGGAGCTTAGGTATTCCTGACGTAGTAGATTTGGTCGGCGTATATGTTGGCACAGGCACATCATACGCTAACACATCTACGACAAACTACCGTGACAGTTTTGTAATCGACAGTGGACAGACAGACAACTTCTACGGCCTATCTACATTGAAGATTCGCCCAGGTGCTTCTATTTCGCTGACGAACAAGAACCTGTTGGTCGTCGTTAAGGCGATGACGCACGGCGTTGGTACATACATCTCTACAGAATCATATAGTGGTTCGATCGACGACACAACCAACCCATTGCCAAGCAACAAGATCAGAACTCAGGACATCCCTGTGTTTGTATCACCAAAGACTGGTAAGGCATACGATCTTCGTAACGTGATTGACTTCCGTCCTATCTGTTCAAACACAGCTGTTATGGCCACCGATGCTGCTACTGCAACAATCGATCCAAGCAGCACGGTGACGTTCGCTGCTACAGATAAGAAGTTCCCTTCACCAACAAGATCGTTCACTGGCTCGGTAACATCATATCTTGCCCGCCGTGACAGAATTATCATCGACAAGGTTGGTTCTATCCGTATCGTTGAAGGTACTCCGTCCAACTCTCCATCTGTTCCAGTGGAACCAGAAGGATGTATGACGATCGGTGTTGTCAACGTACCACCATATCCAAGTCTATCTGCCAAAGACGCTGCCGATAGTGGCCGCCCAGACCTTGGCGTATATGTGCTTCCACAACAAAACCGTAGATACACGATGAAGGATATTTCCGACATCGAAGGACGTATCAGCCGTTTGGAATACTATACTCTATTGAACACATTGGAAACCAGCACCAAGCAAATGGTGCTGCCAGGTGAAGCAAACTCTTCGATTGAGCGCTTCAAGAACGGGTTCTTTGTAGATCCAATGACTGATTATAACGTATCTAACCTTCAAGATCCTGAGTACAAGATCTTGATTGATACAGTTAGTGGCATTGCACGTCCATACTTCTCAGATGCTCGCGTCGACCTTCAATTCAACGAAGCAGCAAGCTCGAATGTCAGCAGACACGGCGACCACGTATTGCTCAATTACAGCAATACGACGATCATGTTGAGTCAGCCTACTGCTACCAAGGAGCGTACGCTCGTTGACCAGTATTGGAGATATGTTGGTAACTTGACAACAGTTCCTTCATTTGACAGCTACTACGATATTGCAAATACGTCCGTATCTGTCGTCATCGACTTGGCTTCTCCGCTGAACAGCCTTGCACAAGCTACGTCTGCAGCTCTTTCACAATTGAAAGTTAACACCAACGTACTCGGCTCTGTTAATGCTGGAAGTTCATATTTGATCAGCCAATCTGGATTGACTCAAACATGGAGACAAGACGTCAACACTGCTCTCAATGATACTAAGGTAACATTGTCTGGTGGCGTTACAACTTCAAACGCAACGACAGTTGATATCTTGAATAGTTTGGAGCTGCAACAATACATTCGTGATCAACGCATCCATTTCGTGAGCACCGGCCTACGTCCAGGCGCACGTCACTGGGTATACTTTGATGGCGTGCAGATCTCCGACAGAGCAGCTCCTGCTCAAGTTGATCTGACATTATCACAATTGCTACCAACATCATTCGTCGCAACAGGAACAATCGGTTCTCCGTTAGTGGCTAATAGTTCTGGCGTGATTGCTGGCTATATCGACCTTCCAAAGTCGACATACTTCGTCGGTGAGCGCTCTGTTGTATTGATGGACGTTGATAATGTCGTATCAGAAGCTACTGCAACGTCGCGTGGCCTCGGTAAGTTTACTGCATATGCATTCTCTGGAAACAGAACAAATCTATCGATCTCTACTAAGACTATCGACGTGGCTGGCGGAAGCGGTTTCTCTGCAACAAACTACTTGTCTGCAACATACTATCGCAACGATCATACTGATTTCCATGTTCAGTTACCTAACCCAGACCCACTAGCACAGACATTCAAGGTGCAGTCGACTGGCGATCAAACTGATGGCATTTTTGTTACAAGCGTTGATGTGTTCTTCAAGGCAAAAGATGTTTCACAAGGTGTTACACTAGAGCTCCGTGAAACAGTGAATGGTGTTCCGGCATCTGTTATTGTTCCGTTCTCACGTGTATACAAGACAAGCAGTCAAGTATCAGTCAGTAACAACGCAACGGCTGCTACAACGTTTGAATTTGTAACTCCAGTATACCTAAGAGCAAATAGCGATTACGCTATCGTATTGTATCCTGATGCTAACACACCAGAATACCGCATCTACACTGCTCGCGTTGGTTACAAAGACTTGACAAATCCTAGCTTGACAGTCAACCAAAACTGGGGTCTTGGAACTCTGTTCTATTCGACGTCTGGTTCTGTATGGACACCTGTTCAAGACGAGGATTTGAAGTTCACTATCAAACGTGCTGTATTCCAAAGCACTAATGGTACTGCTGTTCTCAACAACGGCGACTATGAATTCTTATCAATCAATGCTGCATCTGGTACTGTTCGTGGTGGCGAAGCTATTGCTCAGCTCCACCCAAGCAACTATCTGAATACAACGCTTATGACATCAACGGCGACTAACGTGATTGGTACTAGCACCAACATGACATCGTCGCTTGCTGCTGGCGATAACGTATTGATCATCTATGGTAATAACCAAACAGTAAGTACTGGTAATGTTACTGTCAGCTCGACAATCGTAACGAACGCTGCTGGCCAAACAACATCGTTCAATACAGATTACAGCAACGGCAGCTTCATCAAGCTCGGTAGCTCGGCAAACGGTGAAATCCGTCAAGTTGTATCTGTTACAAACAGCTCGATGATGATTATCGATGCTCCGATCGTCGGCAACACGACAAGCACACAGCAATACCGTATCTCTCCTGTATTCCAGGTAGCAAAGGTATTGGCTGCTAACTCGTCTACAATCACATTGAACAAGTCTGCATCGACTACCACGTCTGCTACTGTTCAAGCTACGATCCAAAAAGTCGTAGCAGGTACTGTTGACACATACGATTATGGCAACAACATCATCTACATCAACAACTCCTCGTCCGCAAACGACACATTCAAGTTCTTTACTTCGAATAGCACATATCGTGGAACGATTGTTGGCGATACTACACAAGCTACGGCTGAAGTTACTGGTATCAATAACATTAGTGTCAACTTCTTCAAACCATTCTTCAGCACGATCGTGACTCCTGGAACATCGTTGTCGTTGACGTCGACATTCACACTGCAAAATACAGGTGCTACTGATACGAAGTTGTATGAACTTGGAATGTTGAACAAATTGACGTTCAATGATAGCGCTATGATTAAGAGTCGTAGTAACGAGATCGTTGGTTCTGTTGTCAATAAGTCATTCTCTGTATCGATGAGCTACAGCACGTCTTCAACAGACACATCTCCCGTACTCGACGTCAACCCTATCAGCGTAATCACTACACGCAACTTGATCAACGACTCTACCACAAACGAAACAACACGTTATGGTAGCGCATTGAGCAAGTATATCTCTAAGCGTCTTGCGCTGACAGAAGGTATGGATGCGGAAGACGTTAAAGTGTTCTTGACAGCATACAAGCCAACAGGTACCAACATCGACGTTTATGCTAAGGTGTTGAACTTCAGCGATGGCGAACTGTTCGAGGATAAGGATTGGACATTGCTTGAGCAATCAACATCTCCATATATGTACAGTGATTCGTTGAATGATCAAGACTATCGTGAGTATGAGTACACATTCCCACAAACTGCACCTTCGTTGCAACTAAGTGGTGTAGCTCAAACATACACTAACACCACAATCACGGGTATTGGTACAGCGTTCGATACGTACTTGGCTGCTGGCGATTTCATCAAGGTCGTCAAATCAAATACACTGACTGACTATGATATGCTGCGCGTAGCTTCTGCTAACAGCAGCACAATCACAACAACGACAGATGTTTCATTCACATCGACTGGCTGTACAATTGAGAAAGTCACTCAGCCGAAAGCTGCGTTTAAATACTGCCGTAATAGCTACATTGTACGCTACCACGGTCTAACTGGTGCGGCATATGATACGTATAAGTATTTGGCTATCAAGATTGTATTGAGATCTCCATACTCATACTTGGTACCAACAGTCAATGACGTTCGTGCACTCGCAGTATCGGTATGATATTACAAACTACCGATACTAACTTTGCGCGTGATACAGAGAGTCACGCGGTAATAAATACAAATACTACCGCGTACATGCTCTACAAACAACAGCGAGATAAGTCACGCACGATCGACGCTCTCGCTGATGAAGTCAGCGATTTGAAGAATGACATCAGCGAAATAAAACAATTATTAGGACAATTGATTAAACATGCCTCTACTAATAGCTAACGTAAACCCAACATCTGACACGTTTCAGTCTTGGGTAGATAAAACGAATCAGATCGCTGATGCTATGTCTACTGTTGTCCTTACGACAGCAGCTAACTCAGTTGGTGGACAGAATAGCGCAAACGCCTTCGTTAATGGCATCTTTGCAGCTCAGACGATGGTTGCAGTTGGAGAGTTGAGAGGCGGTGGTGTTACTTCGTCCGCCAACCTCATCATTTCATCGAACGCACATTTTACTGGTGCCAACCTAAGCGCTGCAACCACATACCTTAACCTACAAGCAACTGCTACTCTTGCTAATACTACTACCCTGACAATCAACGGAACGACTGCTAACGTCGCTTCCAATCTATATGTCAAAGGCACGTCGCTTACAGTCGTATCTACAGGCCGCGTTGGTATCAACACTGCAACGGCTGATGCTGCATTAACTGTGTCAGGAAGCGCTAACGTTTCTCAAGCGTTGTATGTTGGCACGACAACAACATTAAATGGTAACGTTGTTGCTACAGCTAACGTTACATTATATAACGCAGCAAACAATACTCAAGGTATATTGTACTTCGGCAACACCGCAACACGATATATGCAATATGACGGCACTAAGTTCGTCATAGCGACAGCTAACCTTCAAGTAAATGGATACATCACTGCCAGTGGCATTACTACTGTAGGCAATACTGGTATTGATGGTGTAAACGTTGCTGCATTCAAATCGACCTATGATGGTCGTACTATTTTAAAAGTATATGATGTAAATGGCACTCAGCTATTTTCAATGTAATTGGTGATATATGGGTAGACCGTTAAAGATTGATGCATATGATGCGGGTAGCATTTCCTTGAAGGAGATGTCCAACGCCGACATATACAATGCTATTAGCTTTCATGTGCTCAAGGAGTTTGCTTCTAGTAGCAGCACTGGAAGCCTGGTAAGCCCTCAAGGCGGCGCTAGTAATATAGGTAGCTTTGTTGATGTGTACCGCACATCGGCTCCAGGCACACATGATGGTACCGCCGGATATTTGTCATCATCGACAATTACCGTTGCACAATTAACCGGAACGATAAGCGAGACGTTCACGCGTCCTATTGGATGGTCAACAACTTTGTCTGCTTTGCAGGAAATGTCTGATGATGATATCAACACGTATATTATCGATCCGGCGATCACAACAATGACCAATGGTGGACTTGGTTCTTACTACATCAGCTCCACTACTCCGAGCCATGTAGCTGGAGCCACGTGGACGCAAGTGTTCAGTATCAACGACTATGCATACACTGGTTCCAATGTAGGAACGACGTATGTGTGGCAGCTGACGAACTTGGCTACGCCAACTACACTTTACCCAATCAAGTGGAATAGTAGCAGCTCACTCCGCGAAATTGATCAAACAACAATCAAACTGTTGGTTCAACGTCTGCGTAACCGTATAATTAGCACTGGGCGAGGTACATACGCTATACAAGCAACAGCTCCTAGCTACGGCAGCTGGGCTCAGATGGGCGGTTCGTACACCGACACTCAACAAACAGCAGGCAACGTCGCATATACTGGCACGTATACCGGATCCTACACCGGTACATATGCTGGTACGTATTCTGGCACATACAGTACATGGTATGGTAGCTCGCACAATGATTATACTGGCTACTACACTGGTTATTATACTGGGTATTATACAGGCAACTATACAGGTTACTACACAGGCCTGACAGTAGGAAATACAACAGAGACAGTCGGTTCCGTTGCATTATGGGTCCGCAGGAGTTAATAAATGAAAACAATACAAGCAATTGAAAATCCAATTTGGCAGGACGTCTCGACAAAAGATCGCATCATGGCTCGCTTCGTGTATGATGATGGGAGCTCCAATGTCGTATCGTTTCCTGTAGACGAATCCAACGAAGACTACCAAGTGTTCCTACAACACAGCTCGCACGAAGATACGGAAACTAATACAGAGAACGTCCGTGCCGAACAGGCAGTCGCACG